ACTGGCGTTGCTACGTTTGCTGCTACTGCAGGCGGCAGTGAGCTTGCATTGTCTAGTGACGGCACTGACGGCACCACGCCATTTACCATCAATTTCACCGAGTTTCAATCCATTGGAGATGCTCGTGAGTGGTCGTTTGAGGTTACGCGGGAAGAACTAGACACCACTACCATTGGTGGAACACTTGGTCAAAACGCTCCATTCCGAACCTTTATTACTGGTTTTGCTGATGGCACTGGATCGGCAACGGTCTATCTGACCGATGACGACACCACCATGGCAACGCGCTTGGTTGAAGACGTTGTGCAGCGCAAGCAAGCAGGTGCAACTTTCAAACTTTACACCGATGTTATTTTGTCAGCGGGCTCGCCTGATGACACTGCTAGCACTTCGATTGAAGTTCCTGCTGTCATCAATTCGGCGTCATTTGCAGTGACGCCTGATGATGCACAGGCGGTGGAAATTTCTTTCCGTCCTACTAGCGCACCAAGCTTTGATTTTGATCGTTCTTGATCAGACGAATACATGAATTAGCCCCTGACTTGTGTCGGGGGCTTTTTTATGTGTAAGCTGATAATGAACAACAAAATTTTTGCGTGTCAAGTGCTCTCGATCGACTGAAAAAAGCAGCGAACCTCAAGCCAGTCAAAAAAGTTGTGACACTGTCTGATGGTTCTGAGTTTGAGTTTTGGCGTACGCCATTAACGATGGCAGAGCGTGAGCGAGCACAGAAGACTGCAAAGGATGATACCAATGCTTTTGCTTTGCAGTTGCTGATCATGAAGGCACTGGATGACAGTGGCGCTCGTATTTTCAGCGGGGGGCAGGCCGCTGAGTTAAAGCACGATGTTCGAGATGCTGATCTGCAGGCCCTAATGCTTGCAGTTATTAGCGATGACGACTTAGAGGCCGAGGATTTAGACCCAAAAGATTGAAGGCCGAGCTTAAAAAAGACAATTTTTTACGATTGCAGCTCGGCGTAGCGAAAGAGCTTGGCTATACACTTACCCGCCTTAACGGTGAATTGACATTGGAAGAGCTTTACATCTGGTCGGCTTATTTTGGTTTGCTAAACGACGAGCAAGAGGCTGCGATGAAAAAAGCCAAGCGTAGGCGCTAAAGTCTGATGAACAGGCGTTGAGTTATGGCTGCTGTAGCAACCGTTGGCGTACAGCTAAGCACAGCCAAGGCAGTTCAAAACGCGAAGAAGCTTAGTATTGCGGTTGGCAAAATTAAGCAAAGTGCTGAAGGTGCAGCTAGCAGTACAAAAAAACTAGGCCAAGGAGCCAAAGGAACTGCTGCGATTGGTGCAGCAGCTAAGTCTGCAACCCCCGGTGTTGCTGCTTTAGGTGGTGCTCTTAAAGCGGCGTTAGGGCCGATTGCATTATTGACGACAGCAGCAGGCATGTTGTCTTCTGCTTTTTCGACACTTGCTGAGCAAGATTTTGCGGAAGCCAAAGTTCGTTCACTCGGCGTTGATAGCGAGGCTTTGACTAAACGGTTGTCTGATGTAAGCCGCGAGCTGTCAGGTCAAGCAAGTGTGGTGGAACTAACCGGCGCTGCTTATGACGTGGCGTCTGCTGGCTTTACTAATGCTGCAGATGCGGCAAATATTTTAAAAGCTGCAAGTCTGGGTGCAACTGGAGGCTTTAGTGACATCAACACTGTTGGCGATGCTGCGACATCAGTCCTAAACGCTTACGGGATGTCAGCTGATAAAGCAGGCAAGCTTGTCGATGGATTTATTCAAACTCAGAATGACGGCAAAATTGTTATTGGTGAGTATGCAGCAAACATTGCAAAGGTTGCGCCTGTTGCTGCTGCACTTGGTGTCCCGTTAGAAGAAGTCAATGCAGCCGTCGCTCAGATCACCGCAGGTGGTCAAGGTGCAGAAGTAACGTTCACTGCACTTAAAACTGCTTTTGCTCAAATCGCTGCTGGAAAAGTTGGAAAAGAATTTAAAAACTTTGGTATTGAAATAACCGCTGCAACATTGCAAAGCGATGGCTTGGCAGGCACGCTTGAGAAGATTAAAAAGTCAGGCGCAGACGCTGGCACGGTTATTAAGGCGTTTGGTACGGAGGCAGGGCCGTCAATTCTTGCTCTGCTGAACGACACCGAGAAATACAACAAGCTTTTAGAGAACCAGGAGAATGCGCAGGGCGCTGCGGCAAAGGCTGCGTTTGAGGCGAGCGACACGATTAATGGTGCTCTTAAACGTCTACAAACCGCTTTCACTAACCTATTTGCTGATGGTTCTGAGCTAGGCATACTGCTCAAAGGCATATTCCAGGTTGCTGCAGTAACTGTCGAAGTTTTTGCTGCTGCAATCAATATGCTGCTTGCTCCTATTCGTGGAATAGGGCAGGCTGCTGCTGAGTTTTTTCAAGAGCTTTTGCCTTTTGAGGAAAACGTAAACCTTGCCTTTGAACTAGAGCAAGGATTTCAGGCGATCATGGAAAAGGCGGAGTTTGCCACTGCTGTTGTCACTGGATTTTTTAAGTCTGTCGCTGGGCTTGGCTATGGCGCACTGAACGCAGTCGTAGATTTTGGCAAAGGTATTGCATCTCAGGTTGTTCAAGCTTTTGCAAATCTTGGCGCAGTTATCCACGAAAAACTAACAAACATATACAACGCATTGCCTGAGCCTTTAAAAACGCTTGTTGATATGGCGATTGGAGCCGCAAACGCTGTTGGTAGTTTTGTATCGGGAGCAGCCTCTAATGTTGTGAATACGGTGGGCAAAGGAGTCAACGCCTTAGCAACAGCCGGTGGTTTTGGGCAAGATCAGCCAATAAGTAGTGATGGCACCTCACCAGCGGCTAACGCTATTAAAAAAACTGGTGCGCAGTTAGGCGGCAACAAAGAAACAAAACAGCAAAAGGAAAAAGTAAAAATGACGCAGCAGGAGTTTGACCTGCGCCAAGCGATCCGCGATGCAAAGCTTACTGAAGGCAAGGTTGATGACGTAAACGCAAAATTTTCACTTAAGCAATTTCAAATTGGTCAGCGATTTAATGACGATGTGCTTGCGCAAAAGAGTGCCTTGCTTGACGCTGAGTTGAGCAAAAACCAAGAGCTGCAGCAGATTGAGCAAGACCGGCTAAACGCGGCTGAAAAGGCTGCAAAAGAAGCAGCAGACAGACAGCAAAAAGCACTTGAAGCTGATCCAATGTTTCAGATGAAACAGAAGATGGAAGAATTGCTTGACGTGCAGAACCAAGTTGCAGCAGGTGCCACCGTTATTGGTAACGCATTTGGCAGTGCATTTAAAAGCGTAATTAACGGCAGCAAATCTGCAGAAGATGCACTGAAAGACATGTTGGCAGCAACGGCTGAGCACTTTTTAGATATGGCAGCTCAGATCATTGCGCAACAGCTGACAATGATTTTGTACGGCACAATCATGAAAGCGCTTGGCATTTCTGGTGGTGGCGGTGGCGGTGGTGGTGGTCCTAGTGCTGGTCCTAGCCCTTTAAATATTGATGGTATTCAGCAGTACGTTAACACCTCTCCTGTTCTTACTAAATCACCATTTGCAGAAGGCGGGTATGTTTCAGGCCCCACTAACGCTTTAATCGGTGAAGGTGGCGAGCCTGAATATGTCATTCCTGAATCTAAAATGCGTACCGCAATGTCGCGTTATTCACGTGGCAGTCGTGGTAACTCTGTCATCCCAGAATCTGGTGCAACTGAAGCCATGGGAGAAGGAGGCGGAACTGCTCTTGCCGCTCCAATCGATGTTCGCTACACAGTGGAGCGGATCAATAGCGTCGATTACGTGACTGCTGATCAGTTCCAAGCTGGAATGCAGCAAGCTGCAACTCAAGGTGCTAAACAGGGTGAACAGCAAACCCTGAAGCGTTTACAGATGAGTGGCAGTACACGTAAGAGGATTGGAATATGAGCCAATACGCTTTAGGCCATGTCGTAAGGATTAATGCAATTGGCAAAGATGGATTACTGACTCAATTTAAATTTCAGAACTTTTTTATCAATGCAGAGATGACATTTGAAAATAATCAATATGGATTTGTGCCATTTGGATTTTCTGGCGTAACAGTCAACAGAACCGGCGATGGACTTGAAGCAACGATTGTTTTCCCCAACAACAAGCTGACTCGTGGCTGGGCCGTTACTTCTATCAGGGATCATTACGTCATGGAAGTAGACGTTCTTATTGTTGATTCAGCTTCAGCAACTGGATCACACACCCGCGTGCATGGTTATACCGGACAAGTTGTTGGCGGCAATTGGGATAACGTCTCTTTAAATTTGCAACTCAGCTCAGCGTTAGATGCTGTTGGCACGGATGTTCCAAGGCGATCATTAACACGCAAGCTGGTTGGTAACTTACCAATATCAAACAATGTCCGACTGCAGTGATCTGATTGGAATGCCGTATCGGCTTGGTGCTGACGGTAGTGACGGCCATATTGACTGCATCCATCTGTGCTATCGGGTATTGGAGCGGATGGGTATTGA